AGAAAATATCATCAAAGTTTTTAAGTCCGATTTGAAATCCTGGTTTAAAGCCGTTTTTAACAAAGTCTTTAAGTTCATCTTCTATATCTTTTAATGTTGATACGTTTTCTAGCGGAACAGGACGTGCTGCGTGTATAGCACTACGTAGCGCATCTGTGCCGTGTTCAAGTAAAAAGTCGTTAGCATCTTTGTTACCGTTAAAATCAACTATGTAACATACTTCTGCTCCAAGACGTCTAACGAGTTCACGTTGTAACATTTGACCAGGTTCATCTGCATCAACAGCTATTATTATTTTATTTTTATCATCAAAGTAATCAATACAATTATCTAAATAATCTAAATTATTACGATTTAACGTAGCTCCATTAGGTACTGAAATAGCATTTGGTATACCAGCTTCATGTAAAGCTAACACATCCATTTCACCTTCAACAATAACACAGGTGTCATAACCTACAATACTATTGATATTATAAAATACTTTTTCAGCGCCTTTATAAAGCTTAAAGTTTTTTCTACCGTCACGATACTTAACATTAATAAGCTGATCACCCATATAGTAATTAAACTGTATGGTATTTTCTTGCTTACCAGTTTGTGGCATAAACTCTTGACCTTCACCTACTCGTAAGTCAGTGAGTGTTTGTTTATTAATACCACGTGATTTAAACCACTCTTCAACTTTAGTACCAGTAGCATTGTACGTAACTTCAGGTAATGTATATACCTTTTCGCTAGCACCTTTCCGTTGATACGTATGGAGTTGAAAAGTGGTATCACAGTTGTGACATGTACCGAGACCACGTTCCCAATCATATGAAGCACATTGTAGCTTCTGGTTTTTAGGTTTCCTAGTATGGGAACACAAGGGACAAGTCCCTTGCGTTGCACCATCTTTTAGGTCGTATTGATTATACTTGTCAATCAAAAATCCATTGATCTCTTGTATCATTTATTAAAACGGTAAATCTTCAGCTGGAGCAGAAGCAGGTGCAGCAGCTGGTTGGTTATTATCTCTTGGAGCCGTGTCAACATTGTTACCATCAGTCCAAACTACTTTTACATTACCAAGATAAGTTTTAGCTGCTTTAGCATCTCTCTCATCTTTTGTTTGTTCAACTACAACTGGACCTTGATTACCAAACTGATCTGGCTCGTTGTTCAGTGTAATTGTAATTGGTAAGTATTTACCTTTTTTACCTTGATATATTTTATCTTTAGGTATACTATTAAGATTAATACTTGTTTTAATAATACTTGCCATTAATAATTATTTATTTGGTTAAACATTCTCATAATTTGTTCTTTAGTAGCGCCAGTAGTTCTTCTAAAATTATCTACTGCTTTTACATGGTTATGACCTTTGTAAAAGTTTTTCTCAGATGTTTTAACACCACTAACTTTACATACTTTCATTTTTGTTCTAGGCATAATTTTAATTTATAAAGTTTTGCTTATGAAATACTGTTTAGGGTCAAAGCCCTTGGTCTTATAAAACAAGTCATAAGCTTCACTTGCTTTACTCACCTTATTTTCACCGCGTTGATAAAACTCAGGTGAACAATCAAACATACCTATTTGGTTTGTTGATTTATCTATAACTATAAATAACATCTCATATCCAAACAACTTACTATAAATATAAGCTTGTGAATCATAGTTAAATTTACTAGCTGACCATTTAAATCTTTCAATATCGCCAGTTGTTTTTAAGTCGATAACTAATTTTTCATCATGGTTAATAATATCAGCTTTACCTTTCCAAGTATTACCAAATAAATCTGTAATACCTGGTGTTTCATAATCTACATTACCTAATGTAATAAGGTCTTTACATATATCGTTACCCATAAGTTTATCTCTCATCAACTCTATTTCGTCTACTTCTTTTTGCAGTAGACATAGCTCACCACCACTTACATCTTTATATTCTTTTGTATTTCTAGTAGTCGATTTAACTATTTTAAATTTTTCTAGTTTATCAGGCTCTAGTATACAAGTGTGAAAATAACCACCAACTAAAAATGCTGGTGACGGTTTGCTAGGCTTGAAGACGTTTAACGGGTCTTTTAATAATTTACCAACGTGTGAGTTAGATAAAAACTGATTACCAAAATCACCGTAATAGTCTTCGTCGTTTTTAAGTCGTTGTAATATCTCTTTTTTCTTCATTTAATTTTATTAAAGATTTTCTTTGTTCTAAGGTTAATTTGTATTTTTTATCAATAGCATTTAGGTCTCCACCTGCTAATACGTATTCCTCAGCTTTTTTCATTTGAGTATTTGTAATTGCTGGTTTAGCAGCTTGTTTAATTTTATTTACAGCACCATTTTTACCATGCATATTAGTAGAGTCAGCATCAGCTGTATCATCGATTAGAAATAAATTACCTAACGCATATTTCTTACCGTATGAAGAAGCCGCACCGAACTGCTGTGCTGTTTGCATACCTTTTTGGTTAAGGTCTACGCCGACAATAGCTGTTGCGTGTATAGCATTTTTGCCATCTGATATTGTTGCTGTTGATTTAATTGTTGGAACAGGGTCAGTCATTATTAACTCTTCATTAAGAGTGACTGTAACGCCGTGCTTCAAAAGGAAAGGCTTAGTAGCCTCTAAAATGTCTTCGGCTTTTCTAAAATAGTATTTACCGAACGAGTTGTAACTCGATTTTTTAGCTTTTAGCTCTGTTTGTATTTGAGCTAGTTTTTGGTTTAATTCTTTCATAATTTGGTATTTTGGTATATTATTATAATTACACGTTTTATTTAATTTTTAATCACTAACTTACAGAAAGTCAATCACTTGCGAGTGTTCTACATTTTCAATAAGTTTTTGTATTGCTTGTTTTTTAATGTTAGATACTCTTACGTAAGAGCCACTACCAGTTATATTTAATTTAGTAGCTATTTCTTTTGCTGTATGTTTTTCACAGTCTAAGCCATAACTCATACGTATTACATCATATTCTTTTATATTAAGATTTAACTTTAATAAATTTAGTATATAAGTTGTAAACATTGGAGACTTATATTTATCTTCTTTAGGTTGCTCATGATTTATATGATGTTCTTTTATAGCGTCATCATCAAGACTTGTAAACACAGCGTTAAAAAACATAGCTACCATTTTTTTATCTTCAAAGTTTTTATTTATTTCATTTAGCTTATGCTCAGGTATACGTATACCACCTCTGTTTATATTAATACCTCTTCTTATAGCTCCTTTGATACGTTTAGATAAAAACGATTTAAGTCTTTTTTCTGGATCATCTGATTCATATATTGTGTCCCAGTCTATACGATTTATAGCTGCAACCAAACCAAAGTTACCTTCTTGTATTAAATCTAATATAGACATAACGCCAGATGCTTGTTGGCTAGTTGAAAACTTTCTAGCTAAATTTTCTACAAGAGGCATAAATAAAATAGCAAGTTCGTCTTTATTATAATCTCTATAATCGTAGCACTGCTTTAAATTTTTAAAAGCTGTATCTATATCTTTTTTGTATCTAATATAGTTTTGTATATTATAGTTTTTCATTATAGTTGTTCATTTAATAATTCTTTTTCTCTTTTTAGTTCTACGCCCATATTTCTATGTATTGTTCTTGTAGTACAGTTTAATAATTTAGCTAGTTTAGATATTATAATTTTATTACCGTTATTATTTATTTCTAACATACAGTTATAAATATCATCTTGTGTTATACGTTTAGTTCTACCTATTAACTCACCGACAATACGTAGCTTTTCTTGTTTGCTTATTGTAGTATAAGGTTTAAATATAACTTTACGTAGTTTGTTTTTAGGTGGCTCTTCTAAATCACACATGCTAACTTCATAGACTATTTTATTTAACAAGTCATCATGTATTGCAAATGTAATAAAATTATTTAACTTGTCACATATAAACTTAGCTAAATTTAAAAACTTATCTTGGTCTAGCTGTGGATTTAAATACCATAGTACTAACAAATGCCATTTAAGAGATTTATAAGTATTTATTTTAGCTTTACTTCTAAATAACTCGTAACACTCATGTGTACCGTTTTCATAGAACATATATACTTCGTTTTCTACAGTAGGTTTATCTGTTATTGGAAACCTTCTATATACGATGCGCCATATATCTAATCTATTTGTATTTCTATCGTATGACATTAGCCTATTACTCATTATTATTAAGGGGCTGTTGTCACAGTCCCTGGTATTGTACTGTAAATTTTCTCTGTTTTAGGATTTGCTACAACATGTTTTTCACCGATGTAATAATTCCAATATGCTTTAATACTACATTTATCTTTATATTCATCAGGCATACATTGTGGAGGTTGTGTAAACTCTGTACGTGGTATATCATTTGGAAACCTCCATAAGTATTTACATTTAGTTATTGACATGTGTACCTTATTATATCTCTTTGTATATTCATCACCTAAAGCTCTCATGTGTTCATATAACCAAGAATAATTAGCTGCACACTCACGTGTCCATATTGTAGACGGATGGTTTTTATGAGCTATTTTATAAGGTATATCTAATTTACTACCTAACACATGATGAGCTGCGCACAACATTTGAGCTGACTCAAGTATCATTTTAACTACATGTTTATTATATTGTACTTTTGCCGCTTTTACAGGGCATTTGTCTAAATAAAATATATTCATTACTTATTATATTTTTTAAGTATTTTATTAACTTCGTCCATACGATTACGTATTATAGCACATTTTTCGTACTCTTCTTCTTCTTGACATATATTCATCAGTGTCATTAGTTTAGCTGCTTCACCAAGTGCTTCAACTTCTTCTGATAACTCTAAGTCTTTGTATGTTTGCCAAGATATATCTGATTTACTAGCATGTTGAAACCAGTCCTCCATTGATTTAAGCTTAACCATACGAGCAACTATTTTGTTGGCTAATATAGTTAAACCTTCTTCACCAACTTTTAAAGAGTTTATTTTATCTAGTATTTGTTTATTAGTTACTCTTTTATTATCTGTCATATTCATATTTTTCTATTAAACTTTCACAATCACCTACATATATACATACGTCATCATAATCAAATATACTTATCATTATTCTTGAACCTTCTTTTACCCATATATAATATATATAGTCTTCCCAAGTTTTGTCTTGTGGTGGTCGTAAATATATATTACCTGGCTCATCTTTGAGATAAGATACTAACTGAGCTGCTAAACAACCTATACCATTAGCTATTGGACCTTGAAACCCAGTATAATTATTAGGTATACCATTAACTATATCGTATTCTGATAGATAATTAGCTAATGTCACACCTAAACCTGACGGGTAACCGTCGTAGTGCTTGCGTAGTTGCGTGTGTATAGCACTTGGCTTTAACGTTTTACTAAACGATCGACCTTGTTGTCTTTCAACTATATTTATTAATGCTCTTGTTGCCATATTATTTTCTTTTAAATTTAATTATAAAATCATTACCAAAAGCTAATTGATATTCACCAACTAGTTTCATAGCCTCTGAACGGCTGTCTGCCGTATCTATTATTTCCTCACCAAATCGTGATATTCCTATTATATTATACATTAATTTAAGTTTTTAAATTTATACTCACCTGATATTATTTTTTGTCTGGTATCGTTTATGCCTTCGTTTAAAAACATATTTCTATATTTACCTGTAGTTCTAGAATAATCCCAGTAATATTCATCTAAATATACTTGGCCTTTGTTACTTATAAATACTATTATAGATTTATAGCTTTGGAAATACGTACCTTTATTAGTATATATTTCAAACTGATTAGCTACTTTGTTGCCGTTAGGACTTGTCATATTATACACTTTCAGTTTCATCTTTCATATCATTTATAATGTTAAACTTATCTTCTATTAACTTTATAATAGGCTCTTTTACATAATCAGCGCTATTAAAACATACACTACAAGTGTTAACTCTACCATCATAATCTATTTCATATTCAAAGTCATAATGACTATCACAATTAAAATCAAAGTCATATATACCATCGTTAATACAGTCATATATAATATTCATAGTAGATTGATTTAACTTTGGTTTATTGATGTTGTTTAACTCTAATGTTTTAACATTTAATTCTGTTTGTAGTTGTTCTAACTTGTCTTGTAAGCCTTTTACTGTAGCTTCTAACAGTTCTTTGTTGTTTTCCATATTATTTAATTTTATTATATTATCTATAGTTATTTGTTTTTATTTTGTGAATAAACGAAGGTGGGATGTTTGAGTTAATGACCTACTATCTTGTAGATTTACGGGTTAACTTCCAACCCCACTCCTTCGTATATTAATACCATATAGCTCTAACTTGTACTGTTTTATTTAATAGCTTACCACTAGTATTTCTAACGTTAGCTACACCTTTTTTAAACGAAAATATCTCATCATTTAACTGGCTTTTGTCACGTACATATTTAGGATTTTTACTGTTTAGTTTCTTTTTCTTCATAATTTTCTAAGTTTTTATTAAATATATTTCTTCTTATACTACATTTTATTTGTGAGGTAATATACATACCTAGTACTATACCTACACCTAATATTATTATTAATTCTATCATAATCTTTTATATAATTCGTTTAACTTTGTTAATAATTTCTGTCTATATTGACTAGTTTTACTATTATCTACTATATCATTTTCAATATCTTCTATTAATATTTCAAATGCTTCTTTTACTAGTTCTACATCTTTTAATCCTATTGTTATTGCTCTCATGTTATATTATATTTTTGTCCGTTTACTATTACTTTTACTTCTTGATTGTTAAGAGTTTCTGTAACTCCATCGCCATAACCGTTGTCGTACGCTTTATCATACACCCATTTAGGTACAAACTTACCATCTTCAACTTGATTTGCTTGTTTTATATAATAGTTTTTGAGACAATAGGTTATTAAATACTCTAGTCTGTCTTGCTCGTTTGGTATTAATTCGCACGTTTTTGTAGTAAATTTTCTGTATAATGTTTCGCCGTTTCTCTCAATTTTGTAGTAGTCTGGCTCACTTTCTACTCTTTTGTTTAGTTGATAACTACTTTCACTTCTATAACCTATACACTCTAATCTTCGTACATAACCTGATTTGAAACTACCGACTTTAATATATTTACCATACATCTTTATTGGTAGTTTAAATACACGAGTGCCATTTGCTTTTTGTCTACTTGTTGTAACTTCTTGTATATTAAGCAGTTGTAATGTTTGTTCTATATTCATAATATTTTTCTTTTAATGTTTCTATTATATGTCTACCTGTTGCTGTGTGAAAACCATAACTATGTGTATGTAGTTGAGGTATTGGATCGTTGAAGAATAACAACTTTAATAAATCTTTTGCTGTTACATTATCTTCATTAAACTGTTCAATTACTTCATTACATGCTTCTGATATACAATCAGGACAGTGTCTCAACTCTTCATCTGTTCGCCAAGCGAAATAATCTTGTACTTGTTTGCTAGTTATTTTCATAATCGTTTATTTATATTATCTATTACTAATTGTTTTTAATTTGTGTATAAAACGAGGGTGAGTATGTAAAGCGTTTATAGTTATTTACACCTTTTGTCGACAACGCAACTCACCACTCGTATATTTACCTTAACATAGTGCCATAACCTTTACGGCGAGTTAACTTTGCGATATGTATAGCATCGCTTTGTGACATTATTTGTATTGTGTTACCTGTTTTGTGGTTAATAAGTGGTGCACAACCATATTTTTCTACTGTTGAACAGTTAACACACGTGGTGTACCCCAGGTCTAGTCGACCTTGAGGTATTATATTATTACATTTGCACTTCATTAGTTCCAAGTTTCAAAGTTATCTTCAGATATAAACACTAGGCCACTATGACCTGTACCTAAGAACGGTACTTCAAACCAGTTAGTAATTTTATCTGTACCAAACTTTTTTGGTAATTCACCTAGTTTATACGCTCTGTATTTTTCGCCGTTTACTAAGTACTTTAAATAATTTTTGTGGTGAGTTTTTAATTTTTTGAATACTTTCATGTTAGTTTGTTTTAAATTATATATTATTTTCGTTTATATTATCCGTAGTAAATCGTTTTTATATTGTGTTAGTCTATTTCATCACAGTTTTCACATACTTTTTCTGTGTTTACTGCGTAAGCGTCACATACATAGTGTGTACTTGTACAACTACACATTAACATTGTTATTACTATTAAACCATACACTATAAAGAATATATTTTTACTTTTTCTTTCGCTCATAATTTTTAATTTTAGTTTATTATACATTTGTTTTAGTGGTAGGTGAGGAATCGAACCTCACTTGTATACTTAACCGTTCTACCTATCGAGACACACTCAATGGTCCTAAATGGACAAATCATAGTGTGGAATTTTAATCTGGGTTACTGTTTCTTTCGTACATTTTACTTAAACAATAGTTTAGTTTTTGTTGAGACTCTTCTTCATTGTACACTTTTTTTGTCTTTGGTTGTTTGTTTATGTATTCTACACAGTCTTGATGATTTCTTGACTGACATACAGGTAATGTTAATCCACCGTACGAATACACTACTGTATATAGACTTTTACCGTTTTTATTTTTTCCTATAATTTCGTAACTCATATTTATTTGTTTATTTATATTATCTTACTTGTGTTTAATTTATGTTGTGAAAAGTGTGACAAAAGGTAGTTACTCTAATTATTTAACTACCTAATGTCATACTCAAACAAACTAAACTAACTCTTTGTTTCTTAGTATTACTGGTATATTATTAGTCGCAGTGTAAGACTTGTACTTTGTCCAACATGGTAGAGTAGTTAGTTTCTTCTTCATTATTTCGTATACTTTATCATGGTCATACTTAACTACGTCACCTTTTTTATTTGTGAATACTATTGTTTGATTTTTACCGATTAGAGACTGTCTTACAACAAATCTTTTACTTTTTAATACGTTTTCTTTCATAATTAGTTTGTTTTTATTAGTTTATATTTGTTTTACGTTTATATTATCTTACTTACATCGAATTTATGTTGTGTAAAGTATATAGTTTGTTTATTAGTTGTTTTTAGTTTACTGGTACTGTACTACATCTCTTACTGTGTAAAGTAAATTTTATGTACTACTTTTACTTGTTCGTCACTTAAATCTTCGTACTTTACATTAAATTTTTCTAGTGAAATACTGTCCATAGTAATTTCTACGTAGTCGTATAATTCTTTCATAGTTATTTATTTTAATAAGAATTTAATATCGTCAATAGTTGTTTCCATCCACTTGTCCCTACACTCCGACTCGTCGTACTTAAATATACTATTTAATAATAATTTTAATAATTTAATTTTTAAATTTTCCAACATAGTTATTATTTTTTTGGTTACGTATATATTATCCGTTTAGTGTCGAATTTATTTTGTGTGTAGTGGGGCGCGTGCTATACACATTTGCTATACACGAGTGCTTTCGCACTTCGTGTTTTACTAACTACCTACAGAACGTAGGTATGTTGTTAGTGTTTGTGTACGACTTGTACTTTTGGAAACAGTTCATACTTTCAAATCGTTCTTTGTTTCTGTTGTATACTTCGTCGTGGTCGTATGTTACTTGTTTACCTTTCTTAGTAGTAAATGTTATTACTGTGTTAGTACCGATTAACGACTTTCTTATTACAAACCTTTTAGTTGTAATGTTGTTTGTTTTAGTTTTGTTCGACATGTTAGTTTGTTTTAAATTATTTATTCGACTTACATATATAGTATCTGTATACAGTCGAGTTAGTGTTGTGTGTAGGCTAGGCCCAGGTATATTGCTAAAAAATTCTGTCGGAAAAATAAAATATAAAAATCAAAAACAAAAACGCTAAAACGTAAAACGTAAAATCTAAAAACGTATGGGGGCTGGCAAAACGTAAAGTGTTTCGCAAAAAATGCAAAGGGCTGGTAGAGGGGGCGTAGCACCCTACCCCTACACAAGTAAATATTATTTTTTTCATGTAATAATATAAAATATGAATAGTTCACCTATAAGATTAAAACAAAGGCTTTCGCCTTTGGCTGCTAAAAAGAAGGCTGCTAGAGATAAAAAGAAGGCTATGACAGAAGACAGAAAGAACAAGAAAGCAGAAAATCAAAGAAAAAGAAGAGCTGCTATCAAGGCTGGAAAGAATATAAAAGGTAAAGACTATGACCATAAAAAACGAAAGTTTGTTTCTGTTAAAAAAAACAGAGGTAGTTATGGCAAAGGAACTAAGAGTGAAAAATAAATAAACAAACAAAACATGAAAAAAGAAAGTTCTTTTAAATTAAAATCAGGTAACAAGCCAAGTGTAGCTAAATTAGCTGGTATTAACTTTGATTTTGGTGTATCTAGAGGTTCTAAAATATACGACTCAGATAGATCCGCGTATAATAAATTGTATGAACAGCAAGCAAATCCCGGCCAAGCTGAAAACACTTTTTTTACAACACCGGGCATGACAGGTAAAAGAAGATCTAAAGTTACAACAGATTATAATTTTAATTTGAGTAAAGATTTTACAAAAAGAAAGTTTCCTTCTGTTAGTTTTGAAGGTAATTTAGGAGCTAAGTTTACAAGAGGAGATAAATCACAATCAGAAACATTTAAAAGGTCAAAAAAGTTTGCTAATGAATATAGAGGTTTATTTACCGACAAAGAAATGAAAGGGTTTAAATCAACTAAAACAATGAACCCTAATGTAACTAACATTTTTGCGGGTGGTAAAGTAACTGGCCGTAACAAACCAACTTCTTATCAAGGCTCAAAACTTGAAGGTAGTTTAGAGGGAGGTTTAAACATACAAACAACACAAGACTTTTTGAAGAGTAAAGGTGACGCTGGAATTAAAACTAGATTTTACGATGTAGAAGGCACAAGATCATCAACTGGAGATATAATTAGTGGGATTTTACCTACTTATGCTAGAAATAACAAAGGAGTCGCACAACAAAGTACTTTTATTAGCGCAAGAGGTAATACAGCTGGAACTCGTATAAAAAAGGGAAAAACACAAGAAGTATATAACGTTGGTGATATAGCTAGAGGTTTTCAACTAGAAAAAGGTGGCAAGCCATTAGGAGAGACAGTTGATTTTAATATAAAAGGAGTTAAAGAAAGCTCAAGACCTCTTGACATAAAAACTTATAAAGAAAAGAAAAAATCTACAAAATTTAAACCATACATAAATCTCGGAGGAAAATTTACTACAGAAGTAAATACTGGTAATTTTAGAAGAGGTTTCAATGCGCCTAAAATAACTTTTGGAGCTGATTACGGAACTAGATATTCACCTAACAGAGGATTTACAGCTTTTACAGAATTTGAAAGTGGTAAAGGTAACTTTAAAACCAATATTGGATATGGCACGCAAAAAGGAATTTTTAGCGGCATAACACTAAACATCGGAGGAAAGAAAAAAAGAAAATAAAATAATTATTAACCAATACATAAAACCAAAAAACTATGACTTATTTGTATTACAAGACGTCGAGTTCGACGCAAACTATTAAACCTAATGAAAAAACTCTTAAACAATGGAAACATTTAGCTGAAAAAAGTAATTGGCGTATTACGCAGTTAACTAATGGCTATTACCAAACAGAGTGTTCTAATCCAGAAAACGAAGAGTGGCACTCTGTAACCAGAAGAGAAACAATAGAAGGTGCTGAAGCAGCTATCGACGGTAGCATCGAGCATTTTTCTAAAAAATTAGAGGCTACAAAAGGGCCTAAAGTAGTAAAAACTTTTAAGTAGAAATAAATTAAATTAAATTAAATGGAATATAATCTACCTAGTGAGATTGTCAAAGATTTAAACTTTGGCGATAACGCTAAAAACAAAATTATAGCTGGCGTAAGTAAGCTAGCTCAAGCCGTAAAATCCACATTAGGCGCAAGCGGTAAGTGCGTCATATACGAAGATGGACGCGGTAAACCGGTAATCACAAAAGATGGAGTAACCGTTGCAGAAAGCGTAGTCTTACTTGATCCGGTTGAAAACATGGGCGCTACTTTAATTAAAGAAGCGGCAAGAAATACAGTGAAAGATGCAGGTGACGGTACTACTACAGCTACCGTACTTGCTGAATCGCTAATAAAACAAATTAGTCACGAGCAAACGCACGGCGTTTCTACTAGAGAAATAAAAGAAGGCATTGCTTCTGGCGTAAAAAAAGTAAATGATTATCTTGATAAAGTTAAAATTGAGGTAAAAGATGACATGCTAGATAGTGTTGCAGCTATTAGTTGTAATAACGACAAGGAATTAGGCGCTATTATTGCTAATGCTTACAAAAAAGTTGGTAATGATGGCGTCGTTTTAATGGAAAACTCAGATACTGATGAAACTTATGTTGAATTAGTTGATGGTGTGCAGCTTGAATGTGGCTTAACATCACCTCATTTTGTAACAGACACTGAAAAACAACGTTCAGTACTAGATAATCCGCTAATTTTAATTGTAGCATCGGAAATACCTAACGTAAGGAAGATACAAAATGTACTAGAGTACGTTATAAAAAACAATAGATCACTATTAATTGTAGCACAAGTATCACAACAGGTTAAATCTGCGCTTTTAATGAATAAAGTTAAAGGTAATATTAAAGTAAACATTATAGATTTACCTGGTTTTGGTCCTACAAAAGATGATACATGTAAAGATTTAGCGATTTTAACCGGCGCAACTGTAATTAACGAAGAATTAGGTGATGATTTAGACGGAATATCGTTAAATGTGCTTGGAGAAGCTGAAAAAGCTGTTACAGAGGATAAAAATACAGTAATTACGCTTGAAGATATTGACGAAAGTGTAAAAAAACGTATAAAAGAAGTTAAAAAACTGTTAAAAGAAGAAAAAAGAGCTTTTTTTAAAAAATATATACAACAAAGAATAGCAATGTTATCAGGTAGCGTAGGTATTATACGTGTTGGTGCTAATTCTAAAGTTGAATTAAAAGAAAAACGTGATAGAGTTGAGGATGCAATATACGCTACTAAAGCAGCATTAAAAGAAGGTATAGTACCTGGTGGTGGCATTGCATTATTAAACGCATCAGAAAGACTTTCGTCTGATAGTGCTGGTGAAAATATATTATTAGAAGCTATCAAAGCACCTTATAAAACTATATTGTCTAACGCTGGTATTGAAAACAACGAAGAGTTTGTTGAAGGTAACGGTATAAACGTTGTTACTGGCGAAGAAGTTGATATGGTAAAGTCTGGAATAATAGATCCTGTGCTTGTAACTAAAACAGCACTTAAAAATTCTGTTTCTGTGGTGACTACTATTATATCTGCTGATTGTGTAATTTCAAATATTAGAATAAATGAAGGCAGTTAATCATTACATAATCATAGACCCTATAAAAAACGAACCTAAAAAAGTTGGTGGATTAATACTAACCGATGAGGTAAATGAAGACAATAGGTATTTAAAAGCAAAAGTTGTATCTGTTGGTAATCTTGTAGAAGGAATAAACGAAAACGATGTTGTTTATTACGATAGACATGCAGGCCACGGTATACAACATAAAGATAAATTTTACGGCGTTATAAAACAAATGGACGTCGTACTTATAGATTAAACCTAAACCATATTCCGTAAGCTTAAAACAAAAAAAAACGAAAACAAATTATTAATTAAAAAAAACAAAAAAAATGGAAAAAAACGTTTGGTTGTATTTTAATACAGAAGCCGATGATGACAGTGTTAGTGCTACTTCTAACGCGTGTTACAATGCAAAAGATCTTATTGCTATGTTTCCTACTAGTGATACACAGTTAACTCTACATTTTAAAAACATGATTAACTTTGCAAACAAAGAAGCTGATATTGTAAGAATAAACCTTACAACAGCTAACACGCATAACACTGTTATGACTAAACTAGTTCAAAACATTAATAACACTAGACCTAATTTTAATGGCTTTATTACTGTTGCTGATGATTTAACTACAATTGTAGGCGGAGCAGCTGGATCTGCAGAAACCGAGTATTTAATGCCTGAAATATCTGATCTTGATGGGATAGGTGTAGTAGCAAGATCTGTTGGTAATGAAGATACATTTTCTGTAACTGCTACTGCTGATGGTACTGGAACTGGAACTTTAAAGCAAGGTGGTTTTCATAGAGTAACTAGTGCTAACAATGATCATATAATTACTTTACCTGAGCCTATTCCTGGTACTGTAGTTTATCTTAACAGTGTAAATGAAACTAGCGAGGCTTACGAGCTTAGAACTTCTAATCCAGCTGAAGTAGCTATAAATGGTGGGTCTGGTTCAAATGCTGAATCAGCTATTGCTTCAGGTATTGCTTTAGTAAGATGTATCTGTATAACTAGTAGTAATTGGATAGCTACACAGTTTGCTAACGATGGAACTGAGTCAAAAGTAGAAGCTGCAGCATAATAATTAAAGTATAACATAAAAAAACAAAAACAATGAAAAAATATTTTTATTTTAGAGCAGAAAGCACTTTAGCTAACGATGATGGTAAAGGAGACTCTGTACTAATACCTATAGAAAACATAACTGGTTTTCAAGCTAGTGGCGATACTACTCTTGATGTGCATTATCATCCACAAGAATTTGCTAACAAATACGCAGATCATGCAATTGTAAGTAGCGACAAAGCTTCTTTAACAATAACTACTGCTAAAAGAAAAGTAGTGATGGAGGCTTTAGCAGCGGCAACTAACAACGGTCCTCATGAAGATGGTATAATTACAGTTGCTGATGATGTAACAGGAACTTATTTACATCCAGACATTACAGCTTGTCTAATTACTATTAATTTTGATAGCGGAAGTTTATAATAAATGCGATTAACCGCGCAAGATTTGCGTGAAATGAATATCCTTAAGTATTACAGGCTCACAAGAAAGTGGGCTTGTAAGACTTATGGGTTAACAGACGCAGATTTAGAATTGTTAATTTACTTAGATTGTAAAAAAAGATTTACACGAAACGAATTTATAGATGGTACTTATACCATGAGCTGGGATAAAAACCGGTGGGAAAAACTAAGAAGAGAAGGTTGGATCGAAGTTTGGAGACAACGTAATAGAACAACTATAAAGTACTCAGTATACAAAACTTCTTTTCAATGCTCGCAACTAATAAGTAGAATATATAGAATACTTTTAGGTGAAGAAGACTTACCAACATCTGAACGTAGTATATTTTTTAACAATAAATCATATACAGATAAAGTTTACAATAAAGCTATAGATGATATGATAAAAGATAAAGACAGATAATATGACATTTATAATGAAAGGTTTTAGCGGTTTTGGAGATAAAGACAAAAGAATACTTAGAAGAGCTAATAGAAATCTTATAAAAGAGCAAAGAGAATTATATAGACAAGGTATAATAACTAAAGATCAATTTAAATCAGCTAGACAAGAAATAAAAAATTACACCGATGTTGATGCGGCTAAAGATTACCTTTTTGACAAAGGATTAAAACCATACAATGAACCTGTTAGACGTTCTGACAAAAAGTAAATAATATGGCATTTAAATTAGGCAAAGGTAAAAGCCCGAAAATGAGTGGTGGTTATTTAAGAGCAAAATTAAGATTTGGTCAAGAGTCTGGAGATGCGAATATTTCCGTACCTGGCACTCCTGTTATTAGAAAACCACTAGACGGCGGTATATTAGGCGAAGCTAATATGGATGGAAGTATATTCATTAGCGATAAAATAGTACCTGGTAGCCACGAAGAAAGACAAGTGATTAATCATGAAATGAGACACGCTACAGATATGAGAACAGGCAAACTAGCTTATGGTGATGACTTTGTTAGATTTGAAGGCATAACATATCCTAGAGAAACTATAAATGGTAAAGACATGATTAAGGTAGAAGGACAATGGAAAGAAGCTGGTGCTTATGACTTTCCTTGGGAAGATGATGCAAATAACGGTATAGAACAAAACGTATAAGATGAGTATATTAGGAAAAATATTTTCAAGCGGAGCTAACGAATTAGTTAAAGGTGTTGGTGGTGTAATAGACGAACTACACACTTCTAAAGAAGAAAAGCTTGAAGCTGAAAGAAAAATAAAAGATATGATAATGGGTTACGAAGCTAACATGCAACAGCAAGTAACTAAAAGATGGAAAGTCGATATGGCTTCTGATTCTTGGTTATCAAAAAACATAAGACCTTTAGTTCTTATATTTCTAGTAGTGTCAACAGTATTAATGATATTTATTGATGCTGGTGTTATTGCTTTTGAAGTAAAAGACACTTGGGTAGACTTATTACAACTAGTATTAATAACTGTGATCGGTGCTTACTTCGGTGGTAGATCACTAGAAAAAGTAAAAAAATAAAATGGGAATAAATTCACAAAACGTAGCTTATGGCTTTGGCCAAATGGGTAGTGGCCATATTAAGGCGGCTGCTAGCGACTTAATACCTCCACACGGAAGAGTTATAGTTGCAATAACAATGTTAGATGCCGTTAAGTTTGACCAGTTAGTAGCAGATGATAGTTTTGCTTCTAGCTTAGTAGATCAAACTGATCCTGACACAAGAGGTGATGGTGTTGCTTTTTTTGGAACTGCTACTCAAACAAGAGCTAACGGTTTAGATCAATCAGATAGTTCTGTTGAAAGTGTAGTCGTGGCTAATACTGTAGAATTTCCAAAAGGATTAACTATATATGGTAGATGGACTAGAGTATCTTTACAAGCTGACTCTACTCACGGTATTATTTGTTACTACGGAGAATAATGTTAGGATTAGGTAATAGCGTAACTTCATACTTCGTGTCAAGCGGCGAAGACTTTGGTACAAATCACTCTTTGTCTTTTGATGGTACAAACGACGAGGTAGATTTTACTAGTTCTGGTTTTCAAACAGCTTTAAATGCTAGTAACGGTAACTTTAGAGAAACAGGTTCTGTTTCAATATGGGCTAGAGTAAACACAACTAGTGCTAATGGTCAAATGTGGGACTTTAGTATAAGCGCTAATAGCAGAATACATCTTCAATACAAACACAATGATGATAGTTTTACAGTAACTTATAGAGCTGGGGGTGTTAATAAAATAGCAAATCACAATCCATCAGGCACACAAGAAAATGATGGTAACTTTCATCATATAGTTTGTACTTGGGATAGAGCTAGTGCAAATGAATTAAAATTGTATTTTGATGGAAGTCTTCAAACCACTACAACTTTAACGGCTACTATATCTGACGATTTTGACGACACTGCTGATAGTACTGTTGGGCAAAGTGGCGCTGGTGGTGTAGAGTTTTTATCTGGTACTTCATTTAATGGTAACGCAGACTACAACGGTTTTATTGATGACTTTGCTGTGTATTCAAGCGTTTTATCATCTAGTGAAGTTACAACTCTTTACAACAGCGGTACTTCAGATCAAACAAACGTAGACACTGTTGGTACTATTGTAGCGCACTGGACGTTTAACGAAGGAACAGGTACTACTGTAATAGACAGAATAAATGGTTTTGTAGGAACACTTGGTTCGGGAAGTAACGCACCTACGTTTAGTACTACAAACGCTGGAGCATAAAATAAATAATTAATTAAATTAAATAAAATGGCAAAAACAAAAAAGAAAGCTGAAAAGGCTAAAAAAATTACAAACGACGAATTAAATAAAGTTCAAACTATTATAAACGATCTTAATAGAGGTCAGTTAGAACTAGGTATTATGGAAACTAAAAAACATAATATGCTACATCATATTAATATGATACAAGACGAATTAACTTTAATGCAAGCAGAGTTTGAAAAAGTATACGGTACTAGTAACATTAATATTCAAACTGGCGAAATAAACTATAATAAAAATGGCGAAGCTAATAAGAAAAATTAGTGTTGGTAAAGACTATAAAAATGACGCTATGCACTATGCTGTAGGTCAAGAAGTTTATGGCGGACATACTATATCTGACATTATAGAAGAAAAAGATAAATATTCTATTTATATTAAAAAAAACAAAGATGTTTTACCGTGGAAAGATTTTAATAAAAATATGGCGGTATCTGTAGAGTATAATCTAGAATATTAATGAAAGCACCTTTTGACTTTGTCATAGAGCCAAAAGGTAATAGATATAACAATACTAAAAAAGTTGGTGATAAAAATCTTATTGTTAATACAGAGATATTTAATCATCAGTTTGTTAACAGAGAAGCTATTGTTAAATCTATACCTACAGCTTATGAAACAAAAATAAAACCTGGCGATACTGTTGTAGTGCATCATAATGTTTTTAGACGTTGGCATGACATGCAAGGTAACGAAAAAAACAGTAGAAGTTATTTTAATGAAAATACTTATCTAGTAAAAGAAGATCAAATATTTTTATATAAAAGACCACAAGCTTGGACTAGATTTAAAGAATCTTTTTGGAGTGCTTTAGATGGATATTGTTTTGTACAACCAATTAAACAAAGAGATAAATTAAAGCAAGGAGAAGAAGAGCAATGTATAGGTATAGTTAAATATACCGATGGTGTTAATAAAGTTGGTGATCTTGTAGGTTTTACACCTTTTTCAACTTATGAATTTATAATTGATGGACAAAGGTTATATAGAGTTTTAAATAAATTTATTACAATTAAATATGAATATCAAGGAGACGAAGAAGCTTATAATCCAAGCTGGGCACAAAGCAGTTGAAGAATTAATTAATGTAGCCAAAGAGCAAATTATAACTAACACAGAAGATGATGTTTCTGCTGATAGACTTAAAAACGCTGCGGCTACTAAAAAACTAGCGATATTTGACGCATTTGAAATACTTAACAGAATACAAGAAGAAGAAAACTTGCTTGAGGGCAAAACACCTGAAAAGACAGAGAAAAAAGCTTTTAAAGGATTCGCAGAAGGTAGATCTAAGTAATGTACAAGCAAAGTTTAGTTAAGGTCGTAGAACCAATAAAAAAAACAACAATCACACGGATGAACCGTGGTAAAAAATGGAAATATGGATACAATAAAGAACATGATATTATCGTTATATCAAAAACTGGTAAAATTGGTGAAATACTTGAAATACAAAATTTGCGGGTGGCTTTGCCGTTGCTGCCAGTGCGACTGCAGCACAAAATAGGTAAGTGGCAAAAAATAGAGTATCCAAAACAATTAAGTAAACTTAAAAATATATTTGACTGGAGATCGTATCCTGAAGATCAAAAAGAAGAGTGGTATGATTATATAGACGAAGAGTTTAAACGTAGAGATGAAGGCTTTTGGTTTTTAAATAATAAAAAGCCAACATACATAACAGGTAGTCATTATATGTATTTGCAATGGAGTAAAATAGATGTAGGTGCGCCTGATTTTAGAGAAGCAAATCGTTTGTTTTTTATATTTTGGGAAGCTTGTAAGGCTGACAAAAGATGTTACGGTATGTGTTATCTTAAAAACAGAAGATCTGGTTTTAGTTTTATGTCTTCAGCTGAAACAGTTAACTTAGCTACAATATCAAGTGATAGTAGATATGGTATATTATCAAA